TGGTAGAATTATATAGTGCGGGGTCATTGTGCCAAGCACTAGGAAGACCGATAGTTACTCTACGGCTTTGGGAACGAAAAGGTTATATACCACGTGCACCCTATCGCCTAAAGTCAATCATCGTAGACGGAGTAAAGAAGCCAGGATGGCGTATGTATTCCAAAGCAATGATCGAGGAAACTGTTAGGATCTTTAATTCTCGTGGGCTCTTAGAGTCTCCGAGAATTGATTGGAATCGCTATCCGGATATGTCAATTGAATTGGCAGAATCTTGGAAAGTGATTCACGATCAAGAAACCAACTAACCACCTAGCGTAAAGACCCTTGGGTCTCAGCTATCAGCCAAGTAAAGAGAGGAAGCCATGAGCGCTTCATTGAAAGTAAAGAAAGATCTACCTAACGTAGATTCATACTCAGCTCCAGAAGTTGAGGAAAACCTGTTCGTTGAGGAAGATGAAAACGAAGTTCCTTCACACTCATCTGTTATTCAATCAGGTTGGGGTGCAGCCAAGAAGGCTGTAGCCAAGTCAACAAAAACCTTCGCAACGGATTTCCGTTTTGACGAAGATGTTCAACTCATCAAATTCATCTCTGACGAACCAATGGTGTTCATGCAACACTGGATTAATCGTCCGGGTAAAAAGTCCTTCATTAGTATCGGTGAGGATGATCCACTGATTGCAGTGGGTAGTAAGCCAGACCAAAAGTTTGCGTTTACCGTTCTTAACCTTTCTGATGAAGACCCACAACTCCAACTAATGATTGTCGGGGTTCGTCTATGTGGTCAGCTTGAGAAGCTTGCTTCAAATGCGAAGACAGGTCCACTCAATCGTCCTGACCTCTACTGGGCAGTAAGCAAGACTGGTCAAGGCACCAAGACTTCTTACTCCATCGTTCCTGTTAAGGAACGTGACCTCGCTGATGAATGGGAAATTGATCCTATTGCAGCTGCTGAGTTAATCAAAACAATGAAGCCTCTTGGACAGGACTCTCTCCACATGTCCACTAAGGCAGAACTTGCAGAGATTGCTCGAGAGATTGCAGCAAGCAACTAGTCAACCCCATTAAATTGAGGGGCCCGGTCTACCTCCTTTCTCACGGGCCCCTCTACTATCAGAGGAGAGCAATGAATATTATTACCACACTAGATAAGTTAGAGGATCTTGTTTCCTATTACAGTGAACAAGAGGCCTTTGTCTTTGACGTGGAAACTGTAGGGGATCATCGGGGAGATCCACGCCAGAACATAATCACTTGGATCGCACTGGCCACTGAAGGCCGTGTGGATGTTATTCCTATGGGCCATCCAAACGGAGATTATGTTCGTACAGAATATCCATTGCTACCCTCTGCCCAAGATCGTATTATCAAAGGCTTACCTATCCGTGCTTCTGATTACAGCAAGGATGAACGTAAAGCCACAAAGATTTTTACTGAGGCACCGGAGCAGTTAAATCCAGGTGAAGTATTTAAGGCACTAAAACCTTTGTTCTTTAGTGACAAGGTTAAGATTGGCCATAACTTAAAGTTTGATCTACAGAGCGTTACCAAGTACTTTGGTCAGCTCCCAGCGCAACCATACGCATGTACCCTTAATGCTGCGTTTATTCTTAACACACAAGATCGACTAAACCTTGGTCTTGATGACTGCTTGAAGCGTGAGTTTGGTTATCACATGGTCAAGGGTGTCGGTAAAGAAGTAGAAGTATATTCTTTCGACGAGGTAGCAACCTACGCAGGTCTTGATGCTGAATGGACCTGGAAGCTTTGGAACAAGTATGCAGAGAAGTTAGACATAGATAGTCTTCGTGGTTTATTTAATCTCGAGATGGATGTTCTTGAGGTTATCTGCACTATGGAACTACGTGGTGCGGACATTGATGTTAACGAGTTAGGTAAGCTCAAGGCTAACTTAGAGCTCCAGCTAGAGACCACCAAAGCTAACATCTATAAGTTGGCTGGCAAAGCATTTAACATCAACAGCGTCCCTGAAAAGCAGAGAATCCTATTTGCTAAGAAGGCAGAGGGTGGCAGAGGTCTTAGACCAAAAGTTTTAACACCCGCAGGAGAAAAGCGTATGGAAGCCGGGGCAGAGTCTAGCGTCGCTGATTTCTCAGTTGCAGAGCCTGCGCTAAAGATGTTTGCTGGCAAAGATGATCTAGTAGACCAGATGTTAAACTACTCTGATCTTAATAAGTTGTTAACCACTTACGTCATACCTTACATGGGCGGAGATATAACTCGTACGCTCCTTGGTAAGTCTAAGACTGTAGCAAAAAAGAGTCTACTACTCGATGGTAGAATCCACACAGATTTTATTCAGTACGGTGCAGAGACTGGTCGTTTCTCTAGTCGTAACCCTAATCTGCAGAATGTGCCGAATGCATCTTCTGATAACGGTAAGGCTATTCGTAATCTCTTTGTTGCCCCAGAGGGTAGCAAGCTTGTTGTAGCCGACTACTCACAGATTGAACCACGTGTTCTTGCATCCTTTAGTGGCGACAGAATTATGTGCAACGCATATATTAACGAAGAGGATATCTATACCACAATTGGCAACACGGTTGGTGTAAACCGCAGTGCAGCCAAGACATTGGTACTTGCAATGATGTACGGCGTTGGGCCGGATAAGATTGCCGAGTCAATTGGCGTATCTGTTAATGAAGCCCGCAACCTACTAGATGCTTTCATGGCTAAGTTCCCATCAGTGGCCAAGTACAAGAAGCAAGTTATCGCTGATAGCCGTAGACGTGGGCCAGTACCTTACGCCCTGACCTATCTAAAGCGTCGTAGGTATATTCCAGACCTACGATCTAATGTCATGTGGCAACGTTCTAGGGCTGAACGCCAGGCTTTTAACACGGTTATCCAAGGGTCTTCGGCAGATTTGATTAAGCTTGCTATGATTAGGGCACATAAGTTGATCCCGGATGAGTCAAGTTTGATCCTGACTATTCACGATGAATTGGTAACTGTTACCCCAGATCATTTAGCTGAGGAAACAGCAGCAGCTATTCGTGAAGCTATGGAAGGCATTAAAGCTCTTAACATCCCTATGATCGCAGATGTAAAGACTGTACAGCGATGGGGAGAAGCCAAATAGTGTTCTGGAAAAAGAAGCGTAAGGTAAAGCGTCTAGAGATTAATCATCTTCCGCTGCCAGTTTTAATTCGTCAGGTAATCTACGACACTATGCTTATGCCAGCAGAAGAGATTGCTAACATCATGGGCTTGCCACCAATCTCTGATGACGTGGCTGAAATGGAAGAGCGTGAAAGTCAGAAGCGCTTAGAGAAGTTTGCAATTTTGATTCCGTTTATAGATTCCCACGCAGATATAGCAGCAAAGATTGCTGCATCAGCGTACATGATCGAAGACGAAGACGAAGACTACGGAGAATTAGAGAAGCTTGGTATAGAAGATCTTGAGCAGCTAACAAAACTGTTTAGACTAGTTGCCCTATCTTCTTCTATATCTTGTGTATCAACTTTATTTAATCTAGGACTAATCAAGTCATTGGCGGTGGATGATGAGTAGTAATTGGTGGGCTAATAAACTAGGTGGGACTCCAAACTCTACACCTACTCCGGCAACAGCTCCTCCACAAGGGAATGTATACCGGGCAACACCTGGTGCACCCAACACCCAGGTAAGCTATGATCATAATCAAGATCAGTTAGTAACTAAAGCACAGAGTGCACGGGCAGCTGATCGTTGTCCGGCATGTTACTCAGGAAATTATATGTCTTCACCTGGTGGTGGACGCATGCGTTGCTACGACTGTGGATACCCAATTATCCAGCAAGGCTCCGGTCTATCCGGAACTGGTACAGGTAATGGTCCAGTAGTAGCATCAAAACAAGTAGGGCAAAGTGGCGGATTTAATCCAACAACAATCGTAGGGAGACTAGAGTAATGGCCGTTATCAATTCAGAAGCACTTAAAGTTGTAGCAAACATCAACAAGAAGCTTGGCGCAGGAACAGTTGTTACTGCAGATAAGGTTAGACTACCTGAGCGTATTACTACGGGGTCTCTAACGCTTGACGTTGTGCTAGGTGGTGGCTGGCCTATGAACCACTGGGTAGAACTAGTTGGTGAAGCCTCGCATGGTAAGACAGCGTTGGCTCTCAAGACCATTGGTGCAAACCAAAAGAACAATCCTGAATTTACTGCGGTATGGATTGCTGCAGAAGCATTTGATGCACAGTACGCAGAGCTTTGTGGCGTAGATACTCAGCGTGTTATTCTTGTAGAAACTAATAGTATGGAGGATGCTTTTGATGCGGTTATCCAATTCATGGAGAGTAAGGCTGTTGATATGGTCGTTGTTGATTCCCTTCCGGCTCTCGTTCCTTCAGCAGAAGACGAAAAGCACATGGAAGAGTTCACTGTGGGACGCGGAGCTCTTATCACTAACAAGTTCTTTAGAAAAGTAGCATCAGCTACAAAGCGAGATCTAGTAGAGGCAGAGCGCCCAGTACTAGGAATTATGATTAATCAATATAGAATGAAAATTGGAGTAATGCATGGAGACCCACGTACCACCCCAGGTGGTCTTGGAAAAGACTATGCCTATAGTATTAGAGCAGAAGTTAAACGTGATGACTGGTTGGAGGTTGGAACTGGCCAGGATAAGCGCCGTGTTGGACAAACTATCCGTGTTAGAACCATTAAGAACAAGACCTTCCCACCACAGCAAACCGCGTATCTAGACTTCTACTTCTCAGATGGTGGACCAATTGAAGCAGGTGGATTTGATACCGGCAAAGAGATTGTGGCATTATCTATTCTTAATGGTATTGTAGATCGTCGTGGTGGCTGGATGTACTACGGCGAACGTAAGTGGCAAGGTGCTCAAGCGTTGATCGATTCTCTTCGTGAAGAAGTAGAATTGAGGGATGAGATCAGTCGTGCTGTAATGGACACGTTGAAGTCAAGCCCAGTTCTTATGATCGAAGCAAACGATGAAGAGTGAAGGCCAGAAACAATCTTTAAAGCATGAAAAACGTTTGGAAAAAATAGCAGGTGGTAAGCGCAGTGCCGCCTCTGGTGCATTTTGGTCTCGTAAAGGAGATGTCAGAAGTGATGATCTCCTCATCGAACATAAGTGGACTGGTAAGAAGTCTGTGACTATTAAGTCAGAGGTACTTCAAAAGATTACAAAGGAAGCAATACTAGATAGCCGTACTCCGGTTCTAGGGCTTCACCTTGATGGTGAGAATTACGTCGTTCTTTTAGAGGAGGATTTCTTTGAATTACGTAATTCAATAAGAGGTGAATAGTGCGTTACAGCGATGACCCCAGCTGGACTTGGCGATATCAAGCAAAGTGTCGAGGAGAAGATACAGAAATATTTTTTCCACCACGAGACAAAGCTTTATATAAGCCTATAGCTGATAGGGCTAAAGCTATCTGTTGGGGTACAGATGGCAAGCCAGAGTGCCCGGTTAGACAAGAGTGTCTAAAGGAGGCTATAATGAATAATGAGCTACATGGAATCTTTGGTGGTATGTCACACAGAGAACGCAACGCAGCTCAGCGCAAGTACGAGAAGCAGGGGCTCACTCTTACTGAGTGGTTGGAGAAAGAGGGCAGAAAGTATGGCAAAACCTAAGACAATAGCCAGCAAAGATTTAAAGGCATTCCTTAATACGAGTAAGAGAGAAACTCGTCTTATGGGTGCAGTAGAACGCCACGTGCTGTCAAAGCCGTTTGATGATCGTGATATGAGTTACATTCATCCATCAGATATTATTAAAGAAGATTGGTGTGCGTTAGCACAGTACCACGCTGTAACCGGTAACTATACGGAGACACGTGATAAGACTACAGCTCGTCTTGCCTCTATCTTTGAAGAGGGACATACCATCCACGCTAAGTGGCAAAATTGGTTTAGAGAGATGGGCGTTCTCTATGGTATGTGGGGAGACAAGACCGGAACTTCTTGGGATTTGTCTACAAACATACACCCTAGCGTTGGCTATAGAGAAGTACCGTTACGTAGTGACAAGCACATGATGCGTGGCCATGCCGATGGTTGGATCAAAGGTCTAGGCGATGATTGCCTCATTGAGATTAAGTCTATTGGTTCAGGAACGCTACGCTTTGAAGCACCTGCCATTCTTCAGCAAGCTAACGGAGACATTGAGCAGGCTTGGAAGCAAGTCAAGACTCCTTTCCGTATGCACCAACTTCAAGGCCAGGTATACCTACATCTTTGCCACTTGATGGTTGAAGAAGGCCTTCTTGAGGTTGCTCCTAAAGAGATTGTATTTATCTATGAACTTAAAGCCAACCAAGATTACAAAGAATTTGTCGTAGCTTACAACCCAGAGTTTACTAAAGAGATCTTTGATAAAGCTTTGGATATAGCATGGGCAGCAGAAAACAAACGACCACCTATGTGCAGTATTGACCCTGCTACCGGGTGTAAGCGTTGTGCACCATTTCAGGAGGCAAAGTGAGTATCAGTAGAGATGTTCTTGCAGCAGTAAACGAACTTGGGTTCTCGTTAACTCCTAAACCAGAGGTAGACATCCCTATGTTGCCTCGTGATATTACAGAGTTAGACGACGAAGGTCTTATGGATCTATTCGTGCAGTTTACCCAATGGAATGATCACCTTGCCGGTGCTCAAGCCATTGCTATTATTAATGAGCGTGAGGCACAGCGCAACCTGGATAACGCAGAAGCTAAGGCAATGCTAAAGCATTGGACTGGAGCTAAAGGTGACCGTGTTGCCTTGGTAAAAGCACAGATTGCAGATAGCCAGGACATTCAAGACCTACAGCACGAGTTAGATATTAAGTACGCTTTTCGTAAATTGATCGAGACTAGAACTAGTAACGTAGAACGAGACTCTCAGCTTGTGTCTCGTGAACTTACACGCCGTACCTCAGATGGTGGGGGAATGAGAGCTAGAACACGGAGATTCAACACATGATCATTGGACTAACAGGCTACGCACAATCTGGAAAAGATACTGTTGCTAATATCTTAGTTAATAACTATGGATATACACGTGTTGCTTTTGCTGACAAGATCCGGGAGTTTCTTTACGAGACCAACCCTATGTATGATTCTATTGTCGGAGAGCCACTGTTTGTACGGGCTAAGGTAGACCGTGACGGGTGGGAAGAGGCTAAGAAGTCTCCTCACATTCGCCGTTTACTTCAGACCTCTGGCGTAGCAGCTCGTAAAGTATTTGGCGAAAACTTTTGGGTACAGCAGGCTCTAAGAGATGTGCACTTTGAGGGTAACTATGTTATTACCGATGTTCGTTTTACCAACGAAGCGGATATAATTAAGAAGTACGATAACGCTCAGCTGTGGCGAGTAAAGCGCCTTGGTGTTGAGGCGGTTAACAGCCATGTCTCAGAGCATGAGTTAGATGGCTACCCAGTAGACCAGATCTTTATTAACAATACAACTATTGAGGACCTAGAACTTCTAGTAAAGACAAGGATGGCAGGATATGCCAAGTCAGCATAGGAAACACCGTGGATACAGATCTCAAAAAGTTGTTGCAAACTACCTTGTTGAGCATGGCTTTCCGTTTGCGGAATCCACAGGTGCTGGTAGGCCTGGAACTGATATTACCGGCACTGTGGGTATTGACTGGGAAGTAAAAGCACGCAAGGATTTCAGCCCTAGCACGGTCATTAAGCAGCTTAAAGATAGGTCTGACGGTAAAGATCTACCTGTAGCTGTACTGCGCTTAAACGGGCAGGGAGAGGCTTCTATTGGGGAATGGGTGACCATCCTTAGATTAGAAGACTTTGTAAATCTTTTAAGAGCCGCTGGTTATGGAGACCCTGTAGAGACAGCTTAAGGTATAGTTTCCCTAGGTGGGCACATACCTTAAGGACTACAACTCGTGAATGAAAAAGATACAGAAGAAAAGTTCCTGCGTGTAAGCGCTGGATCTAACGCACAATCCGTCGGCTCAGCTATCGCACATGCGCTATATGAATCTCCACAGATTAAGCTACGTGCAGTAGGAGCCTCAGCAGTAAACCAAGCAGTAAAAGCAATCGCCATTGCTAGAGGATACGTAGCCCCTAGAGGACTAGATCTTAGCTGTCGCCCAGGTTTTACAACCGTGGAGTCGAGAGACGGATCTATCTCCGCAATTGTATTTACTATCTCGGTCAATTAATATAGAGCTCTCTAACAGATAGGTACCATAATGGCAAAGTCAGAAGTAGACGCTGCGGCAGCCGCAGGAAATACACAAGGTCGCAAGACAATGGGTGATGAAGGACGTAAGTTCACTTCACCATCAGCATCACCACAGGCCGGCACACTTGTTCCTAAGAAAAACACAGCAGCCGGAGATCCAACTGCTGCAGGCACAAAAGCTAACCGTGTAAACGAAGCTCGTGTTCCTGGCGCAGAACGTAAGGGTGCAGCATATTCAATTAAGGCAACATACATGAAGCAAACAGACCCATCAGCTGGAATGACTCAAGCTAACGGTCGCATTGTTTCTCCATCAGTCACTCGTCAGAAAGACTCTTGGGCACAAGGAATTGAAAGTTCCTACTAAATAGTATACAATGATAATAGGGCCTTTTAATTAAGGCCCTATTATTAGCTGGAGGGCGCTATGAGTTTAGATGCTTTGTATTCAAAAGCAAAAGAAGAGAACACTTACGTTATTGGTAAGTGTGTTGTAGGTCAATGGGCTATACTCCTGCCCGAATCAGATATCAAGGCCTTTGAAGAATCTTTAAATGATGAGGACTTCAGTACACGTAGTCTTCACACTCTTTACAAAAATGCTGGTGCAACTTTCGGTCTAACGTCTCTTAAAGAGCATAGAAATGGGAACTGTTCATGTCGCTAAATGATGCATATAATAACGCTAAAGAAGAGGCTGCTGCATCTAGTGGCTTAAGTTCTATTGATAAACTGCTTAAGGCTAACGGCCTAAGCCCAGAAGATGTAGGTAAGATCAGTAAGGTCAGCCTCTCTTCTAACCCAGATGATACTAAGATCATTCTTTCTCCTAAGTGGAGTGAAGGTCCTGCCTGGCAACCAGTGCAGCCAGCAGATCCAGTTATCGTTAATCCAAAAATTCCCCAGACCCCTGCGCTGATAAGCAGTGGCTGGAAAGTAGCTGTTGCACTACCAGATCCACAGATTGGTTACCGTCGCTACGAAGATGGTTCCCTAGATCCATTCCACGATGAAGCTGCAATGGATGTTGCTTTACAAATCGTCGGACTCGATCACGGTCACACAGTGGCCCAAGTTATTAACCTAGGAGACTTCCTAGACCTACCAATGTATGGTACTTACGAACAGGAACAAAACTTTGCACACACAGCTCAACTTGCTATTAATCGTGGCCACCGTTTCCTTGCTGAG